TAAAATCTTTTTAGAACGCTGATTTGAGCATCAACGCTCATGCCGCCTACATTATAATAATATAAATGTTTGTACCGTTTATTGATGGTGTTCCATACCGCCCTGACATTATCTACAACTTCTGCACCAGCTTTTCGCCAATTACCGCTTTCTAGTAGATACATTGGAACCTTAGACATGGCAGCACATTGTCTAAAAATAAGTTCTTCCTTGCTCATTTCTCCATTATCAAAATGAAGAACTGGAACTTCATATTGTTCTGACACCTTTGTGGTAAAATCCAAACAAAATTGTGTTTTACCAACGCCTGAACGAGCTACAATAACTGTGATGTTTCCCGGTCTCAAAAGAGAGCCGTACATATCTTGAATTTTAGGATGCGGTCCAGCAAATCCAAATTCTGTAACTGGATTATTTCCTCGCTCTTCAATAAGAGCTTCCATTTCAGAAAAGATGTTTTCTGGCTGATCGCTGCCAGTTTCATACAAATTAATCTGATCATTATAAAGCTTATCAGCAGTTTCAATAATGACGTTGTAATCAGAAGATGGAGATATAGACTTCATCTTCTTGTTGATTTCTGCGCCACACATCGCTATTTCGCGACGGATGGTGTATTTCTTTAATTCCTTAGCAACGCTAATGATCGATTCTGGAGATAGCTTTTTAAGCGATAAAGATTCAATATAATCTGATGGATTAATATTATCTTCAAAAGTTACTCCAAAGTTCTTTACTCTTTGAGAAATAACTACATCATCAATTTTTTCTCCATTATCGATTGCTTGACGAAGCACACAAAAGATAGTTCTATTAATTTTGGTGCTTTCGCTCCAAAAATCTTTTTCAGTTATAAAAACTGCGACATCTGAATATCGTTCTGGATATTTAATCAATCCAGCAAGCAACTGAGTCTCTAAATCATACGAATAAATCATGCCAACCGCAGATTATCACTCTTCATCGGTGATGTCAATGGAATCTTGACTATTGTTCACTTCGTTTAAATATTTTTCCAGAGCTTTTACAAGTCCCATTTCAACGATTGGGTTGGAGACTTTCGTATAAATCATTGGGCATCCATCTTGGGAAACGTAAGCCACTATAAATCCTTTAGAGGACTCATCAGAACCAGTAAACTCATAGAGTTTATTGAAATAATTTTCAGGAATTTTAAATTGTTTAAAATTCTCTGATTGTGAATCTCTCTTCATATTATAGTGTTACACCTTGACTCTCGAAAAGCTCTTTATTTATAGTATCATTTTCAAATATAGTTACAAGTGTAATTTTATTAAGTTCGCAAAAGCGTTCTTTTTTCTTGTCTCTATTTAGTTGATGAAGGAAGTTCATTCTATTTTCATGGAAGAACTTAACGAATCCAGTGTGCTGTCTACCTTGGACTTCTATAGCTATCTTTTTATTAGCATTATAAAAATCCAAGGTAAGACGAGTTCCAACTATTGGAAACTCTTCGAACACCACGTTGTGTTGCCAATAGTTGCTTAGAAATTTCTTAGCTTGAGTTTGAAATTTACTGCGACTATCTAAGCTCCAATCAATTAAATAATTGCGAGCGTTCTTGCAACGTTTTTTTTTATTACTCAGTGATAGAAATTCCATCGCCAAAATTTAATAAGTTTTCACTGATGTATTTAAAGAAAAACGATTTCAACTTTTCATTGTTGTTGACGATTTGTTCGAATTTAGCAGACCCTTGGATCTGAGCGGGAAAGTCTGTGAAGCCAGCTTCCTTGAGAACATTAAGAAATTCTTCATCAAAACTAATCCAAGCTCCCTTTTTAATTGCGATTTCCCACATAGTTAGAAAATCAAAGATTTCTTTTTCGATCCAATTTGACGTTCCATTCTTCCTTCCGTACTTAATAGGATACCGAATAGTACAATTAGTTCTTTCGTTTGGAGACTTTTTAACTATAATCTTTACAAAATGACCTAGATAAGGATTCTTTTGTTCATCATAAGAAGCGTTAGGGTCTTCAAGAATCAAGTCACCCTTAAAACGAGAATCGAATTCAAAAATCCAATTAGCAAAATGCAATAAAGCGTTTCCGCCTGTAGCTGTAGTTTGACGAATTGGAGCTTTGCTATACGGATCGAGCTTGATGTCAGCGCGAACTTGAGAAACGAAAACTGCAACATGACCACGTTTTTGCAGTGCAATCGACATTCGCTTCATTAGATCGGCGGCAATAACTGCGCCACCAGCAACTTTTTGAGATTCTTCAAAAGTCTTTTCTAAATCACCTTTACGAATCAAACCATCGACAGAATCAAGTAGAAAGAAGTATTGAATCTTTTCATCATTTTTTCCGACTAGTTCTCGCATTGAATCAAATACCGTTTCATGAATATTAGACTCAAATACAAAGCATGTGCCTTCCACCCACTCTTCATCATTAAATACGAATTTAACTCCAGAGCGAGCGATCATCTCCTTGCTCAATCGTCCTTCGGCTTTGATATAAAAGCCTTTGCGCTTCTTAGGTTGATCTAAGAAGTTCTTCATGAACTGAAGCGCACAGCTAGTCTTACCACCTTCATTAATACCACAAAAACGATGCAGACCAGTGCCAATGCCACCATTTAAATAATAGTCAAGCAATAAACTGCCGCTTGATACTTTATAATCGATACTTGGTTCAAAATTATAATGCGAATCTTTATTGTTCTTCAAGAAACTCTTTAGTTGATCTTGAGAAGTGATTATCTTGCCGCTTTCTGTTTCTTCTTTTGCTTCTTTTATTTTTTTACTCATTTTAAAAAGTCTTTAACTGTTTTAGGTTTTATACTAATATTATAGTCTTGTCCAGTCTTTTCGCCAATCTGTACTTCTGTATTTTTAAATTCAGGTTGAAAAACGTATTTCTTGTATTTTTCCGATATTCCGTTCGCGTCTTCTCCTGCATATAAAGTCAAACAATTGACTTTAACTACAACAATCTGTTCCCAGAATTTTAAATCAGGAAACTTCTTTAGTAGAGAATTTAATATTCTAAACTGTTTTCCCCAAAATGAAGGCTGCACCTTTTGAGGAATATGCAAAAGCTTTCTTAGTAGCTCTCTTTTATTCATCTTGGATAGAGTAGCACGAAGACAAAGGATGTCAACAGCAAAAAACCGCTAGTTTCCTAGCGGTTGATTTTGATTTATTTTTTATTAAGCTTTTGGGTCGAAGCCAGCACTTTGAAGACCGGGGTTTTTAGGAGCAGATTTTTCCTGTTGTATTTTTAGTTTTTCATCTATACTTAAACCTTCGATGGCTGCATCTGGGGTGATATTTCCTGATGGAGCGGCGGGGGTTTCTGGAAAAACAGCTAACTGAGCGGCTTCGGACTTTTCAGCTTCTGGTGATTCTCCAGCTTCTTTCTTGCCTTCTTCATTTAGCTTTCCTTTTTTTTGCATATTTTTAAGAATAGCTTTTTGAAGAGCAGGAGGAAGAGTTTTTTGTTTTTCAGTTAATTGTCCAGCCATTTCAGTAAGCATTGGGCGGTTTTTCATGTATGACATGCCGCACATATACTTAGCATCACTTGTGGACATTCCGGCAGTGTTGATCAAAGATTCGTCTTTGAGCATACACTCGCTCATATACTCGTTATGCATTTCGGTTTCGTCTTCCTCCATTATGTTGGAGATGGAGACTTCAGCTATGAGGTTTTTTGTATCGAATTTTAAATTTGATTTCATATTATTTATTACCTTCTAGGATTTTAATTTGATCTATTGTTTTTGTTAAAATATCGCCCTTGTTAAAGGTTTGTCCATCATTGATAACTTCATAAGCAATTATTTTTCCCATGTCATCAGGAAGGTCTTTAATTTCTTTAACGATTCCTTCGCTATTGTAATGTTTGCATGAAGCGTTGATGTTTAGAATTCTCATCCCAGCTTCAATTACGGTTTTATTGTCTTCTCCTTTTTGGGAATATACAAGATAATTGTAAATAGCAAATAAATAATCTTCCATTAAAGTAATCTTGCTTTGAACCCAAGGCTCAATCTCTTCAGACATCTTCGGATTTGCACGAAGTTTCTCAAGCAAATCTTTAGAATAGTCTGAAATATAAGCTAATTGTGCCATTGCCATTTCGGCGGCTTCTTCGTTTACATCTTCGGATTCTGTTTCAATTTCTTCAGTAATTTCTTCAGCTTTAGCTAGATGAGGAGCTAGTTTTAAAAGATCAGATTCTTCCCACAAGGTAATACCATCCCATTGATGAACAACATCATCGACTCCACCTTTAGAAGTATAATCAGTTACTGATTTCTTAGATTCCCACATCTTACAAGACCAATAATTAGCTTTCCAACGAGGGCCGGGGTTCGTGTCGCATTTCATTCGGGCGCGAAAACTTTTTCTACGAGCGGGGTCATCACGCTTGATCTCCA